ACGGCTGCGTACAGCGCGGCGACGAATGGCGGCAGTGGGTATTTTGATGGGACGGGGGATTATCTGACCGTTTCTGATAACACCGCACTAGAGTTCGGCAGTGGAGCATTTACTATCGAGGCTTGGGTATATGTCACTGCTACTCCCGGCGCTTCTGGCGCTGCTGTCCTAAGCAAAACCAGCGCGACGTATCCCGGCGGCTATGAGTACAACTTTGTTGTGCAGAACGACAGGAAGGCATTTTTTGGTTTTTACACAACCGCACAGACAGACCTAGTTGGAACTACCGCGCTGCCGTTAAACGCATGGGCGCATATTGCAGTCAGCCGCAGCGGCAACAACTTTGCTTTGTTTGTAAATGGCACTAGAGAGGCCACAAACACCGGCGGCGGAACGATACAAGCAACATCATCAAACTTGTTTATTGGCGATTACGGTGGTGGCAGCAGAACGCTTACTGGGTATATTTCTGGAGCAAGGATTGTCAAAGGTACTGCGGTTTATGACCCGACTGTGTCCACTTTGACCATTCCAACGGCTCCGCCCACCGCTGTTACCAATACCAGTTTCCTAGCCAACTTCACCAACAGCGGCATCATCGATGCCACTGGCAAGAACGATCTTGAGACTGTTGGCAATGCGCAGATCAGCACGACGCAGAGCAAGTGGGGTGGTGCGTCGATCAGCTTTGATGGGACTGGTGACACCCTTAAAATTCCAAAAAGCCCGAATCACATATATATCGACGGCAGTAACTTCACCATTGAGTTCTGGTATAGGTTTGCTTCTTTGCCATCTGGGTCAGGGCAATGGATGTATTCGCACCGCTACGATGCAGACAACTACATTTACATATACGCAACTTCAAGCACTTTTGTTTTTGACACTTATTCTTCTTCGGCTCAAGGCCCGAAGATTACATCTTCATCAATAACTCACGACACAACTACTTGGCATCACTTCGCTATCGCAAAGAATGGAAACGTGTACACGATGTATATAGATGGCGTTTCTGTTGGCAGTACGACAAACAGCAGTACGCATCCAACCGCTAATGGTTACCTTGCGTCCTTGCCTGTTTATATTTCAGGTAGGTCTGATTTGGGTGAATATGTAAATGGCTACATAGACGACCTTCGCATCACCAAAGGTTATGCTCGTTACACCGGCAACTTCACCGTCCCACAGGCGCAGTTCGCGTACAACCAAGGCGACATCAACGTCAAGCAGTGGGTTCCGACGAACTTCAGCGTGACCGCAGGCGTAGGCAACGACAGCCTCGTTGACAGCCCGACCAACTACGGCACGGACACGGGCGCAGGCGGCGAGGTGCGGGGGAATTACTGCACCATCAACCCGTTGAGCCTAAACCCTAACTCCACTTCGTACTACAACATTTCCAACGGAAACCTCGACACCATTTCTCCCACAGGAGATACCGCCGGTGTCAGCAACATCGGCACCATTGGCGTGACTTCCGGTAAGTGGTACTGGGAGGCTACGTATTACCAAAACACTGGAACTGGATACAACCCTGCTATCGGCATTAATACCGTCATCTCAGAAGGAAGCCGCTTGGTTTACCAGATAGACGGCAATAAGAACAACGCTGGAACCGCTTCAGCTTATGGGGCGTCCTTTACAACGAACGATGTGATTGGCGTTGCGCTAAACTTAGACGCAGGGACACTGACTTTTTATAAAAACGGAGTCAGTCAAGGAACAGCGTTTACCGGCCTTTCAGGTCAGTTCTTCCCTTATTTCCTTAACTATCGAACTGGTAGCGCAAGCTCTGGCTGGTACACCAACTTCGGCCAGCGCCCGTTCGCCTACACCGCGCCCTCTGGCTTCAAAGCACTCTGCACGCAGAACATGCCGACACCGGCTATCGGGGCGAGTGCGAGTACGTTGGCGAGTAAGCAGTTCAATGCGGTGCTATGGACAGGAGACGGCGCAGCCACAAAGTCGGTTACTGGTGTTGGTTTTCAGCCTGACTTTGTTTGGCTTAAAAGTCGTAGCGGCGCTTATTCGCATGTTGTGTACGACGCCGTTCGTGGTTTTGGTATTCAAAAAGGAATGCCAACCAACGCTACTACCGCAGAAGGTTCATTCAACGATAACAGTACATCTGGTTACTTAAACGCTGTTACGTCTGATGGTTATTCGCTAACCAAAGGATCAACTGGCGAATACACTAATCAGAGCGGGGTCACATATATTGGCTGGAACTGGAAAGCCAACGGCGCAGGATCGTCCAACACCGCAGGATCGATCACCAGCACGGTCAGCGCGAATACGACGGCTGGTGTGAGTGTGGTGACGTATACGGGTAACGGGTCTGCTGGTGCAACTGTTGGTCATGGGCTTGGTGTTGCGCCAAGGCTGGTGTTTGTTAAGTCAAGATCGAACGCTTACAACTGGTGCGTTTATGCGCGAGCAGCGAACGGTGGGAACGGACAAAACGGCGGCTTTTACTTGAACCTGACTGATGCATGGGCTTCTGATGTCGGGTTTTGGAACAACACCGCTGCTACTTCTTCTGTTCTTACGTTGGGTTCTGGATTTGCTGTAAATAACTCCGGCTCTACTTACGTCGCCTACTGCTTCGCCGAAGTCGCAGGCTTCTCCAAGTTCGGCAGCTTTACAGCATCTGCAAGTGCTGACGGCACGTTTGTTTATACCGGCTTCCGTCCTCGTTACGTCATGATTAAACAGACTAGCACGACGTCAAATTGGTTTATTCACGATACAGCCAGAAGTCCGTACAACGTCGCCGGAAATCTATTGCGAGCAAACCTTTCTGACGCTGAACTAAGCCCGTCTACGTTGATTGATATTCTGTCAAACGGATTCAAGATTAGGGATTCCGGTTTCAGCGGAGATTACATATACGTGGCATTTGCCGAAGCGCCTTTCCAATACTCCCGAGCACGATAGGAGAAACACATGTTCACTCTCAACGGAACACCCATCAGCATCGACAATGAATACACGACCGAGGACGGCGTGACCTACCCGCACCTGCGCGACCCTGCTATTCGCGAGCAGCTTGGCGTGATCGAAGTGCCTGACGCGCAGGATTACGATCAGCGGTTCTACTGGGGGCCAGACATTCCCAAAGACCTGGATCAATTGAAAGCGCAGTGGATCATGCAGGTCAAGAACAACGCCAACGCGCAACTGACGTTAACTGACTGGATGATCATTCGCAAAGCAGAGCGCGGCGTGGATGTGCCTGCCGATACTGCGGCAGCCCGTGCTGCGATCATCCAGGAAGCGAACGACAAAGAGGCTGCAATCACTGACGCAGCAACAGTCGAAGAGCTAATCGCTGCCGTGTTCCCACCGCCGCCACCGGCGCCAGAGCCAGCACCAACACCAGAGCCAGAAGCAGCGCCTGCAGAACAGCCGGCACCAGAAGAGCAACCATGATCTTTTTTTGGGGATTGAGAAATGTCGGGCAACAGCAATCTGACCGCGGAGGACAACGCGCACCTGGACAAGCGGTTCGACGAAGTGATGGGAGAGCTGCAGAAGATCAATGGCGCGTTCGCCAAGAACGATGATGGTTCTGTGGATTTCGACGGTCACCGGAGGTATCACGAAGAGATGATCAGGGCAGCAAAGGCACAGACGGAGTTCTGGCAGGAGCTGAAACTCGACATTGCAAAGAAGGGAATATGGGGCGGAATCATCATCCTGATCGGCATCATCGTGACTGGCCTGATGGCGAAGCTGGGCCTGGGCGGTCCGAAGTAATGTGGACCCGTTCACCCTCCTCGCCGCGGCCAACACGGCCGTCTCTTTGGCGAAAAAGGGGATTGAGTTTTACAAAGAAGTTAAAAACACAGCCGGAGACGTAAAGGATGTGCTCGAGGATCTCCGGGCCCAGTTTTCCAAAAAACCAAACCCGACAACCGAAGAGAAGCGGCAGTACAACGAAGAGGTGCAGCGGGTCCAGCGCATAGCAAAGGCGGATCCGCATGAGGCCCTGGGCGAGATAGGGGAGAACCTGGGCAAGTTCATGGATGCATACGACGCGATCATCAAGCTGCACATGCAGGAAGAGGTCGACGCGAAGAAGGTGTACAAGGGTGACGAATCGATCGGCAGGCGAGCTCTGCGCCGGGTGCTGATCAGGAACAGGCTGGACTCCATGCTGGCTGAACTACGAGAGCAGATGATTTACGGGGCGCCTCCAGAGCTGGGATCGCTGTGGTCAAAGTTCGAAGCGATGTGGGAAACCATCGTCGAAGAGCAAAGGCAGGCTCACGTACTTGAGTTACACAAGGCGCAGATACAGGCATGGCGACGGGCAAGAACAATAAGCAGGGTCAAGGCACTGGCAACCTGGGCTGGCGCGATCCTGTTCGTCCTAGTGTGGACGTGGGCCGTCCTGCTGCAGATAAGAATGAGTCAGACGTATCGTGGACTCTCGTCTTATGTCTGGCAATAATGGCCCTGGTCTTCGTGCTGGTGATCCCGATGCTGGGTTTCATGTACATGGACATGCACAACGCGACGGCCGTGGCGATTGAAGAGATTAAGAAGATGCGCGACCTGCGCGCCAAGATTTTGCTGGGCACTACCGAGGAGAAATAAATGCTGACACTGCTATCCACGCTCATCTCGTTTTTGATGGGCGGCCTGCCGAAGATCCTGGACTTCTTCCAGGACCGGTCAGATAAATCGCATGAGTTGAAACTTGCGCAGATGCAGACCGAGCGCGAGATGCAGTTGATGGCTGCCGGCTACGCTGCCCAGCAGAAGATCGAGGAGATCCGCCTGGACGAGATCCGCACCGAGACGGCGTCCCAGGATAGGCAGACCCTGATCCAGGCCCAGCAGGCCGAGATGCAGGCCATCTACGCGCACGACATGAGTCTCAACGAGGGCACGTCGCAGTGGATGAAGAACCTGCGCGCAGGCGTGCGGCCGATCATCACCTTTGGCTTTTTCTTCCTGCTGGTCTTTGTCGACGTGGGCCTGTTTGCGTATGGCTGGCACCGCGGCACCGACTTCAAGGAGCTGGCCGAGATGCTGTGGGATTCTGAAACCCAGGCGCTGTTTGCGTCGATCATCGCGTTTCACTTTGGCGGCAGGGCGTTTGGCAAATGATCAGCAAAAAGGCCATGGAGATGATCAAGCACCATGAGGGCGTGCGGTTCAAGCCTTACCGGTGCCCTGCCCAGCTCTGGACCATCGGCGTGGGACATGTCCTGTATCCCGACCAGGGCAAGCTCAAAATGGAGGACCGGCTACAATATCCGCTTCGTTCGGAAGATAACCGGACATTCTCCAAGGAAGAGGTCGATGAGATATTGGCGAACGATCTGCGACGTTTTGTGGCTGGTGTATCCCGTTATTGTCCTACTGGCCTTAATCAGGGGAGGCTTGACGCACTGGTTTCGTTTGCTTTCAACGTAGGCCTGGGCACCCTGCAGCGGTCCACGCTGCGCCAGAAGCACAACAGGGGCGACTATGAAGGTGCTGCTGAAGAGTTCCTGAAATTTACCAAGGCAGGCGGCAAGGTCTTGAAGGGCCTGGTCAACAGGCGAAATGACGAGCGTGCCTTGTACATGAGTTAGGGGATGGCAACGGCCCCTATGCTGCCAGTTCCTCTGGCGGCCGCTTCGCCGGGGGCACAGACACCCCCGGCTTTTTTTCAGTACCGTGGAGCGCAGGTCACCTCGACGACGATGTCTGTGGTGTAGCCGTTGACCTTGCGCTTGGCGTAGAGCATGACCGCACGCAGGCCGCTCGTCTGACATTCCTGGACGGCCAGGATGACCTCGTTGCGGCTCATGGGTTGGACGTGCTTGTCGACGACCAGCTCCTGCTGTACGGCCTCTGGTGGCTTATTGGAGGCACAACCTTCGATCCATCCGGCTGTGCAGGCAAGTAGTAGGATTAGCATTGGTCTTTTCATGATTGCCCTATATGTTGATTGGACCTCTCATACTCTTCGATGTCCGACAGGCGGTAGCGTACCCTTGCGCGGATCCCGTCGCCCATCTTCGTGAACTTGGGACCCCGGCCCAGCATTCTCCAATGGGCCAGGGTGTTTACCGCTACCGACCATCGCTTTGCGAGATCTTTAGGCGTTAGCAACATCAGGCGCCTCCGTGACCTCTGTTGCCTGGCCCTCGATGAGCTCGCCCTGGCGCTCGGCAATCGACTTTTTCAGACGGCTGATTGGTTCGACCTGCTCTGCTGGTGCCGGCGTGATATTGATTGGTTCTCTGTTGTCGACCTGGACAAAGCCCGTAGCCTCGTTGTCATTGGCCAGTACCTGGTCCAGGTCGGCTGACGACGGCAGTCTTTTGGCGATGCGGCGGATGACGGTCTTGCGCGCCATCTCGTCCCACCAGTTGACCCAGGGCCCGTTGTTGGCTGCGCGGCTGGCTGCGCGTACCTTCTCGACGTCGGCCACGCTCATCACCTCGCGGTAGATGGCGCCGTCCTTGGTCTTGGCGATGGCATACACGGCAATCGGCTGGCCGCGCTCGATGCCCAGGTGGGGCTTGTGTACGATGCGCTCGTCGTCGCCCAACTCATACTCGAAGAGATCCTTGTCGTACACGACGTGCGCGCCGATGCTGGCCAGCTCTCCCGAGTTGCGCATCTTTTTCAGGATGCCGCCGATCATCGGCATGTACTGCACGATCTTGCCGTTCTTGGTATTGAAGAGGACCGGAGCCGCCTCCCTTCCATCCAAGAGCAGCCCGTCTTGAGCCGCCTTCATGGCGGACCCTAGCAGACTCTTCCGGTCTGCCTGAAGCAGCTCCGGGTTCATGCTGATAGAGGTTAACGTGGTGCGTATAAATTTATCAACTGGAATCTGTGGTGGCAAGGCTGCTTTAAACTCTGTAGACATCTTGTTGATAATGTTCTTCATTGCCTCATACGGTGTGATCTCATTGCTCATGGTTCTCTCCTTTTGTTAGTGTGTCTTCTATGATGCGTTTGCCGGACTTCATCATGTCGGCAACTTCGACTGCTGTTGCTGCTCTGGCTTTGTACTTGCGTGCTGCGATGATCTGCAGTGCGTTTGCCTGGCTGTAGGCCTTGACCAGGTACGGGAACCGGCCACCTTCAACGACGTAGATGCGCTTGTGTGTAACCATGATCATCCTTTCTTGGGATAAAAACGGAACTGACGATACCCTTCGGACGCGCCTATAACGGTGCCCACCATCTGCGGCGTGACCAGCGTGCCGGCCTTGCCCTTGACGTTGCCGCAGGACAGGGACCCAAACGACGTGACGACCTTGCCGGCGTTGCCAATGAGCTCGAGGATCTCGGCACGGCGCTGGTTCTTGATCTTTTCCAGGTCGCTGTACTCGCGGCTGACAAATTCGTAGTCCTTGATCATCCGCTCGAGCTGCTCGTCGGCCACGACATAGTCGCCGCTGCCGTCCCTGCGTAGCTGCTTGATGATGAACTCGGCGTCCTGGACATAGTCCGGTGTCGGCGGACGGTTGGCCTGGATCTTTGACCAGAACTCGGTGACCTTGCTGCGGATGTCCGAGCCGATGCCTTTGTCGCGGTTGCGCAAAACGATCTTCTGCTCGTTGCCGCCGACCAGGACGACGATCGCTGCCCACTTGCGGTCGGACACCTCGAGCTGATGCTGGACCTGGAGCTCGATGTGCTCGGGCGCCTCGATGTTGCCGTTGCCGTCGTCGATCCAATTCTTTTGATACTGCAGCCAGTCGACGTTCTTGACCTCGAGGATGCCAGGGCCGTCGCTGGACGAGAGGATCTCAAAGTCAAATGAGCTGCCGATCTTGGCCTCGGTGTCGCGCATGTACACGTCCAGCTTGGCTATGTTCCATCCCTGGTCTTCGGCTGCGCCGTGCGCGATCGCGGACTCCAGCCGGGTGCCCCACTTCATGCGCTCGTTTTCTTGGATCTGCACGACGATACCGTCGCGCTTCTGGTGGAAGAGCTCGAACTCGGAGAGGTACGGCGACAGCCCGTATAGGGCGGCCACCTCGGTCGAGGTCACGTCTTTGACGCGCTCGGCCAGCCACTGGTCACGGTTCTGGATCTGGATCGTTTCAATGCTCATAGGATCACCTCGATGATTGCAGGCCCAAACAGGGCCAGGATTACGACCAACGCGATGGTCAGTCGTGGGTAGTTCGTGGTCATATCATCACCTCCAGTTCTTCCCGGGTCTTGGCAAACAGCGTGACCTCGATGGGTTGGTCCTTGTCCGTGATCAATTTGATGATGCGGTAAAAGCGGTCGTTGATCGGCAGAACTGGGCCCATTTCGACGCGCTTGGTATTGTGCAGATTGATGTTCATTTATTCCTCCAAATGGTAATACGTTGATATCTTATCCACGTTGTGGAGCTTATGTCAACAGGATTATTTCTTTTCCCTGGCAGTGAAACTGCTGGGCTCAAAGCTCGAGGTCCGGCCGTTGTTCCAGACGATGTGGATCATGTCCGAGAAGTACCACCAGCAGCCCATGACGTTGTCGCCCTTGGGTGTGGTGGCGATGACGAACCGGCCTTCGTTCTTGCCTTGGCACTTGTCCTGCATCAGGATGATCTTGCCGCCGGCCTCGTTGGGCATCTCGAGCCAGGTTTCGGCCTGGGCCGCGGTGGCCACCAGGGCCAGCATGAGAATAAGTTTTTTCATGTCAGGCTTTCAGAATGTCGCGGATTTGATAGACGGACCACCCGGTGGCCTCGGAAATTCTGGCCAACTTTGCGGCGGACAACGGAATAACGCGATGACGCAGTTTCGAAATTTCTGGTGGCGCAAAGTTAAGGGCACGCGCAAGTTGCGCATCGTTGCCGCAATGGAGTTTCATCTGAACAGAATTCAGCAGTTCATTTATTTTTGCCGAGACGCGTTTCTCTTCGGTGCATTTGTAGAATTCGCCGTTGTAAAGCTGCTGCATGTTGATCTCCTGGTTAATCGAGGGTGTACCACCTGACGATGACGTAATGCTCCTGGCGGCCGTTGGCGTGCTCGATCAAGCCGGTGCGCTCGATGCCAGGCGACGACATACGGTCAAGGGTTGCAAGGAATTGATGCGCCTGCGCCTCTGCTTCCTCGAGCGAGGGCGCTTTAAATTCGCGGTAATAGGCCATGATTGTCTCCAGGTTAGCGAGCTGCTTGCAGAACTGCGGTGTCGACCCAGTCATTGATCTGGACCGGGTAAAAACCGTTCTTTACCTTACGGCCACGTTGCAGGTTCAGGAGGTGGCAAAAGGTGTTGTTTTCGGTTTGAGCGCCAACGCCGATGACTTGCCAGACTTCGCCCATGTGCACAATGTTTTTGTCGAGGAACGATTCTTTGGATGCTTGCATTTTGATCTCCCGGTTAGCGACAGCGACTGCTGCCATGCGTTGCATTTTGCTCCACAGTAAAAATACCTGTCAACAACTTTTGAAAAATATTTTTTGATGCTTAATAATGTCGAAACATTGGACTGTTATTGATCTAGCAAAATAAGTGTGGTCAACGATGTTGATGCTGTGTCATCATATTCGCCATGAGTCCAACCAAGCACATCACCCCTGTCGACCTGGTCATCGAGCTGTTCGGAGGGGTCCGCAAACTAGCCCGGGCAATCGGCCGGGATCCTGCCGCGGTCAGTCGCTGGAAGCGCCTGGGCGTGGTGCCTACGTCAGTGCAGAAGAAGATCCTGGAGACGGCGTGGGACCGCGGGATTGAGGTGTCTGCGCACGACATGATCTTTGGGCGCGACATATCGTGGTCGAATTAAAACTTCCCTGGCCACCGAGCGAGCTGTCACCAAACAGCCGCGGCCATTTCATGCAACTTGCACGCGCCAAAAAGAAGTACCGCCAAGACTGCGCCTGGTCGACGATCCAGCAGCGCCAGGCCCAGGGCGCCGGCCTCGAGGGCAAGCTGCGCCTGGAGCTCACCTTCTACCGGCCGAACCGCAAGGCATACGACCGAGACAATCTGCTGGCCAGGATGAAGTCAGGCCTGGACGGTGTGGCCGACGGCCTGCGCATTGACGACAAAAGGTTTGACACCATCGCCGTTCGGGTTGCGGACGAGATCGGCGGTTTTGTAATGGTCCGCATCACCGGAGAAGACAATGCCAAAACCAATCAAAGACCTGATGGTCAAGGTCGATGAGTACACGAACAGCAAGGGCGAAAAGAAAGCTCGCTGGCAAAAGATCGGCGCAGAGATGCAGGGCGATGACGGCAGCACATACCTCATCATCGAGCGATGGTTCAACCCGGCAGGCGTGCCAGACCTCTCCGGCAAAGGGCAAAAATCAATTCTCCTCTGGCGCTTCGATCCGCGGGACAATGCAAATACACCAGAGCAAAATGCGCCGAGCAGTGCAGGCACAAGCACAAGCGCAGGCAAGGTGCCGAACGATGACATTCCATTCTGACCAGGAGGAAACCATGTCAGAGAAACAACCGCAGCCCCTCGGCCTGTCGCTGTACGTCGAGGAAATCAACTTCATCCTGGGCGCGCTGTCAAAGCTGCCGTATGATCAGGTCCACCTGCTGATGCTGAAGATCCAGGCGCAGGCTACCGAGCAGCTTAAGGCCCAGCAGACGCCGACGGATCCAGCACCACCGATCGACATGCACTGATCGCCGGGGGAAAGCGGATTCTGTGGCGCATGTGGGTAATGACCGGAGGGCAACCGTTCGGGGCCACAGTGCAGCGAGTACCCCACCATTTCCTCCCCCAAGTTGCCTGGGTTGATTGAAACTGCCGCTGGCGCGGGTGGCAATAGCCAGCACCCCATCAAAAAATCTTCTTGACAACATTCCTGGGTTTAGGTCTAATGACCTAAAACAACACCAGGAGGATTTATGTCACCCAGGCTAGAAGCTGCGCGAGCAGGACAAAACAAGTACATCGGCAAGCCGTGCCCGAAATGCGGCGGGACTGAACGCTACGTCATAAACGCTGGCTGCGTTGTTTGTGTGAAGCGCACCAAGGCTGAAGCGTACAGTCGTCTCCGCCAGGAAATGCTGGCCGGCAAACAATCTGCTGCCTGATCAACGGTGCATTAAGAATCCACGGAGGGGGCAATGCACTACTACTCGTTTCACATCAACGACTACCGGGCTGCAACGGCTCACCTGTCCAATGAGGAGGATTTGGCTTACCGCCGGCTGATCGACATGTACTATGACACCGAGCAGAAAATCCCGTTGGATACCCACTGGGTTTCCAGGCGGATACGTGTCGGTATTAAAGTGGTCGAATCAGTTCTTGCGGATATGTTTATCCGTACAGATGACGGCTGGTATCACCCTCGATGCCAGGAAGAGATCGAGCACTATCAGCAAAATGCGCAGAAAAACAGGGAAAACGGGCGTCGTGGTGGTAGACCCAAGAAAACCCAGTCGGTTTCCAATGGGATCCCAGTGGCAACCCAGCTCGAACCCAATCAAAAGGCAACCATAAACCATGAAATAAGAACCATAAAACAAGAAAAAGAAAAACAAGAAAAAGAAAAAGAAACCGTCGCTGCCGCTCCTGTTCGCCTGATCACTGACGTTGATGATGAGCAACAAGTTAAACCTGAAAAACGAAAACGGGCAGCGCCTAACGGCGAGGATCCAAACTTTGCCAGGTTCTGGTCTGCTTACAATTACGCCGTCGGCAGGCACAAGGCCCTAAAGTCCTGGAACGCCATCGCACCCGACCAGGATCTGGCCGACCAAATCATCGCAGCCGCGGAGCTGTACTCGAGCTGCAACCCGAGCAAGACATACTACAAGCACGCCACGACCTGGCTCAATAACCGGCACTGGGAGGACGACCCGAACGCCATCAAGCCGAAGATCGCGCAACACACCAACGGCCAGATGAGCGCAGCAGAACGGGCTCGACGCGCAGTAGGCCTGACCATATTCGGAAACCTGGAGGAAGATCATGGAAGACAACGCGAAATTATTGACATTACCCCAGCGCCGCCTGCCGGACTCTTGGGTTCAGAAGATTTTTAGCGCCATGCAGGGCAACTACGGATCCAGGTGGGGCAACATGTGGCGCACCGGTACGTACCTGCCAGACGGCCAGGACGTTGGCCTGGTCAACGCGATGAACCTGTGGGCTGAAAAGCTGGGCGGCTACAAGGACAGCCCGGAAACATTCAAGCGCGTGCTGGACTGCCTGCCGGCTGAACCGCCATCACTGCCGCAGTTCCTCGAGCTCTGCAGGCACGCATACGTGCCACCGAAGCACCCGATGCTCGAGCATAAAATGTCTCAGGAAGAGTACGAGAACGGCAGGAAGCACATCACAGAGATCGTTGAAAACCTGCGTAGAAAAATGAGCATGAAGCAACCGAAAGGAGACGAGCATGGACATTGATCAATTCAACCGCCGCAACCTTGAACGCAACTTTGGCGGCCTGACACCCCGAAGCTGGGACCAGGCAACCAACGGCGGCCACATCTACTCGGACGAATTCGAAGACGACGAAGAGCGCATCATGCGTCGCGTTAAGGTGGCGCTGTACGTGATCGCCACAGTCTTTGCCCTGGTGATGGTTTTCCGTTAGACATGGCCTTCACCGTTGACGTGCCCGAGTACGTCATCGACGCATCGATCGCAAGCCTGAACGCAGGCAAGCTGATGCAGCGCGGTGACGAATCGGACGGCACCAGGCAACAGCAGCTCGTCGGCATCATTGGCGAGAACATGCTGAATGTCGCCATCGGCCGGCGCCTGGTCACAATCAACGGCCAGTTCGACGGCGGTGCAGACTTTGAGCTCTTTGGCCTGCGGTTTGATGTCAAGACCATGGGCCGCAAATGCCCACCCAAAAAAGAATTCGTAAATAACCTGATCAAACAGCAGACAAAGTTCGATGTCGATGCTTATATTCTCACTTCGCTCGACACCAGCTCTAATCGACTAACTGTGTGCGGTTGGTTACCCAAGCTCCTGTTGTTCGATCGGGCGAAGCTGTACGCGAAGGGTTCTGTCAGAACACGCGACGACCACACAACCTTCGTGATGAAAGCCGACACATACGAGATTAAAAACGAGGATCTTTTCTACCGTGCCAGGTGCTGGCCCGAGCTGTTTGTAGAGCTGCACCATTACTCAAAGGAGGACATCGCAGCATGAGACAAATTATTTGGGACATCTTTGCCGTCATCGGCATCATCAGCGTATCAGTGTCGATTGCATTCGGCGCACTGGCAATGCTGCTTACTAACCACTGGGACCGGAGAGATTGATGAATTTACTTGCAACCATACTCGTCGCCGCGGGAGTGCTGATCGGCTGCGGCATCTGCATCGCTTTGATCGGATCTGCCTTTTACATCTGGAGTCGACAGTGAACGCAAAAAAAGCAAAGGGCCTGCGCAAATTGATTCGACACGCGCACGGTAATAGACCAAAGCACGCATTCAGACAAATGACCGAGGGAATTGCAAACGGTATGGTCACCGTCGCGCAAGACACGCAGCGCGGTCAATACATCGCGATGAAAAACTGGATCAAAGCGGAGTACGGCAAATGAACGAGATAGAACATTATTGGGATAGACCTACAGTGCAGCGCAGGATCCTGATGGAATACCTGCAGGTCATGATTGCACGGCGTGACTGGCACGGTGTCGCCGACGTGGCCATGGATTTGCGAGACATGGACGCTGAAGAGAGAGCACGGGAGAAGGGTTGAGCGAGCACAACCATCGCATGGTCACACTGCACAACGGCCAGGTCGTCAGCTCCTGGTCCGAGGAGTGGCGCATGGAGTGCGAGGCCATGCACATCCTGGAACTACCCAAACACCGGCGCACCGGCTACCTCGAGGACGCAGAAAAAGAACGCGGCAAAGGCCCAGTCGATAAGCTCAAGGCTGTGATCATGGCTATTCACAACAAACGCAAACAACCCGCAGGATTCGTCTGACTGACTGTTGCAAATAATTCACCGTTGGTGGAGAATGCTGCGCAATCGCAAACGAGGCGCGATGTTGCCCAAATGAAACGAAGAAAAGTCGTGATCATTGCAGTCAACGAACAGGGATATCGAATCGGATCGTCCCACCATAACGCCACCATCCCCGACGAGATCGTGGACAAAATGCGAGATCTGCACGAAGATGATCTCATCGGATACCGGCGCCTGGCCAAGATGTTCAACCTGCCCAGGTCCGTCGTCCAAAAAATCTGCAACTACGAACGCCGAGCTCAAACACCCAATCGATGGAAAAAGGTTATCAAAGATGAAATCGAAGAGTGAAAAGGCGCCTCGAGGTCGACCGTCGAAATTCTCGCCCGAACTCGGCGCCGAAATCTGCGGACGGCTCGCTGCCGGTGAAAGCCTGTACAGCATTTGCAAATCTGATCACATGCCGGACATGGTCACGGTCTACCGGTGGATGGTGAAGGACGAAGATTTCCGCCAGCAATACACACGCGCACGCGAGGACCAGGCCGAGACGCACGCCGATCAGATGCAGGAGATCGCCGACGAGATGCCGCCAATGGACGCCAACGGCCGCACCGACTCGGGCTGGGTGCAGTGGCAGCGCAACCGTATCGACACCCGCAAGTGGATCGCGGCCAAGCTCAAACCCAAGAAGTATGGCGACAAGGTCGACGTCAACCATGGCGGCGGCATCAGCCTGACCGTGTCCACCGGCATACCGGATGAGCAGCCAAACAATTGACCTGGGCTACAGGCCGCGTGCCTGGCAGCTCGAGTGCCACAAGAACCGCCGACGGTTCACGGTTCTGGCCCTGCACCGACGTGCCGGCAAGACCGAGCTGGCCCTGATGGAGCTGATCCACCGGGCCCTGAAGTTCACCCTTGACCTGGGCCTGTTCTTCTACGTGGCGCCCTTCCTGAAGCAAGCCAAGACCATTGCCTGGGCCAGGCTGAAACAGAAGCTCGAGCCACTGCGCATTGCCGGCGCCGTCGACATCCACGAAAACGAGCTCATGGTCACGTTTAAGCACAACGGTGCCGTGATCCGCGTGTTCGGCGGCGACAACCCTGATGCCATGCGAGGCGTGCGCCTGGACGGCTGCGTGATTGATGAGGTGGCGCAGATCAAGCCCGAGGTGTGGGTCGACGTGGTGCAGCCAACCCTGGCTGACCGCAAAGGCTGGGCCATGTTCATCGGGACGCCGGCCGGTATCAACCTGTTCTCCGAGATCTACTACAAGGCCGAGGCCCTGCCGGACTGGCACGCTGCCAGGTACACGGTCTACGACACCCAGGCCATTGACCCCGAAGAGGTCGAGCGCCTCAAGCGCGACATGTCCGAGACGGCATTCGCCCGTGAATTCCTGTGCGACTTTGCCGCGGCCGGCGATGACCAGCTCATATCCCTCAACGACGCCGAGATGGCCGCCAGGCGCGAGTACGTCGACCGGGACATATACGAGGCACCCCGGATCCTTGGCGTGGATCCTGCGCGCTTTGGCGACGACCGCAGCGTGGTCATCAAGCGCCAGGGCCTGGTGGCTTTCAAGCCCGACATCTACCGCGGCATCGACAACATGGACCTGGCTGCCCGGGTGGCGTTCCACATTCAGGACTGGAAGCCGGACGCCGTGTTCATCGACTCGGGCGCCGGGGCCGGCGTGATCGACCGCCTGCGCCAGCTTGGGCACGACGTGGTCGAGGTCCCGTTCGGCGGCAAGGCAGTGCAGGCCAACCTGTACATTAACCGGCGAGCCGAGATGTGGTTCGAGATGAAGGACTGGCTGGTCAACGGCGGCAAGATCCCGAACGACGCCACGCTCAAGCAGGAGCTGGCCACGCCCATGTACTGGTACGATGCAGCCGGCCGGCGCGTGCTCGAGCCCAAGGACGAGATCAAGAAGCGCCTGCAAGGTGGCGGCAGCCCGGACATGGCCGACGCCCTGGCGCTGACGTTTGCCTACCCGGTGGCCAGACGGCCCCAGGTCGACATCATTGCCGAGCAGTACGGCATCACCAGGCACAAGCCGAGCCCAGCGGACTACAACCCGTATGACCGCATGAACTAGGTACCCGTAATGCATCAACACCAGAATAGATTGCCATCATGAGCACGGTGCGTCGAGCCACGGTGTTAGATGTTGACGAGCTCGTCGAGCTTGGCCGCAGTTTTGTTGCGTATTCAGCTTACGGGAACATGGTCAGCGTCAGCGATGACGACATCGTGCGCGGCCTGTGCAATGCCTTGGACAATGGCGTCGTGTTCGTCGCCGAGCGAAACAATCGGATTGTCGGCGGCATCGTCGGCCTGAAAAACAGTCTTTGGTTTGCGCCGCACGTTAAGGTCGCGACAGAGCTCGCATGGTGGGTCAGGCCGGAGGATCGCAACACACCAGCGGCAGTCAGGCTGCTGCGACGGTTCGAAAGATGGGCAGCAGAGCAGGGCGCGACGCATGTTGCAATGTCCGACCTGGTGATTGATGGCGATACGCCTGCCGGCAAACTTTTTGAAAAACTTGGATACACGCTGACAGAGCGTTCACACATCAAAGGAGTCTGACATGGCGGCAATATCTGCAATGACTGTGTTGGCCGCGGCCGCGGCTGCCGGTACTGCATACTCAATTTATGCTGGCGAGCGCGCAGCAAGCCAGGCAGCAGACGCACGCAAGCAGCAAGAAGCGTATCAACGGCAAGCACTAACTCAACAACAAACAGCGCAACAGGAAGCAAAAGTTACCGCTGAAAAACAGGCCAAGACCAGCGAAGAAACCATGAACGCAGCCACGCGCAAAAACCCGGACGTGTCCAGCATCATGGCCGCGGCCGAGGCAACGCAGCAGGGCGGCCTGGGTTCAACCATGCTGACCGGCGCCACCGGCATCGACCCGAATGACCTGAAGCTGAACAAGAGCACATTGCTGGGAGCCTAATCGTGAGTCTTGGTGCAAAACTAGAAGCCAAGGTTATGCAGGCCATGGTGGATATTTACCTTGGCAAAAAACAAGCATCGCCGGACGTAAAAGCAGGTGCAAACAAAGTCATAACCGATATTATTGGTCCGCCCCCAGCGCCTGCACCTGCACCAGCTCCGGCGCCTGCACCGATACAGCTTGCACCTGTAATGGACCTGGTGTCGACCATCATGACGCCGAAGCAGGCAACCGCTGCAAGTCCTACTGGTGGCGATGGCGCAAACAAGCAGGCATACGGTGGCGACATCGCAACGCTGCGACCAGTAGCAAACGCAGGCGACTCCGGCGGCACGATGCTGACCGGGCCCGTGGGCGTGGATCCCGAGGCACTGCTGCTCGCAAAGAAAACTTTATTGGGTGCGTAAATGAGTCAGTACACCGGCGACAACAAGTCCTACAAGGGCGCACCAAAGCGCGACAAGCTGTTCACCCGATGGGGCCAGCTCAAAGCCGAGCGCGCATCCTGGTGGGCGCACTGGCAGGAGATCACCACCTACCTGCTGCCGCGCAATGGTCGCTACTTCCGCCAGGACCGCGACAAAGGCTGGCGCCGGCACAATGCAATCTACGACAACACAGGAACCAGGGCGTTGCGAGTCCTTGGTGCGGGTATGATGGCCGGAGCCACCTCGCCAGCTCGCCCCTGGTTCCGCCTTGGTACCGCCGATCCCGATCTCAACGCATACCAGCCGGTCAAGCTGTGGCTCGATGACGTCACGCGCAGGATGCAGATCGTGTTCCAAAAGTCGAACACGTACCGCACGCTGCATCAGATGTACGAAGAGCTCGGCGCATTCGGCACGTCAGCATCGATCGTGCTGCCCGACTACCAAAACGTTATTCACCACTACCCGTCGACCGTCGGCGAATACTGCATTGCCACCGACTGGCAGGGCAGGGTGGTCACGATATATCGCGAGTTCGAGAAGCAGGTATCCGAGATCGTCAAAGAGTTCGGCATCGAGAACGTGAGCCCCACGGTCAAGCACCTGTACGACTCGGGAACGCTCGACGCCTGGATCCCGATCATTCACGCGATTGAACCGAGGGCCGACCGGGATCTGTCCAAGCGCGATGCACTCAACATGCCCTGGCGTTCGTGCTACTTCGAGGTCGGAGGCAACCCGGACAAGTACCTGCGCGAGTCAGGCTTTCAATCGTTCCCGGCGCTGGTGCCGCGGTGGGCAGTGGCCGGCGGCGACATCTACGGCAACTCGCCAGGCATGGAAGCACTGGGCGATGTGAAGCAGCTCCAGCATGAGCAGCTCCGCAAAGCGCAGGCAATTGACTACAAGACCATGCCACCGCTGCAGGCGCCCACGTCATTGAAGAACCGCGACGTGGAGAAGCTGCCAGGCGGCGTCACGTTCTACGACGCCAACAATCCCCAGGGCGGCATCAAGACCATGTTCGAGGTCAACCTGGACCTGAACCATCTGCTGATGGACATCCAGGACGTGCGCGAGCGCGTGCGTGGCGCGTTCTACGCTGACCTGTTCCTGATGCTGGCCAACGCAACCGACACCAGGATGACCGCAACCGAGGTGGCCGAGCGTCACGAAGAAAAGCTGCTGATGCTGGGCCCGGTGCTCGAGCGCCTGCACAACGAGCTCCTGGATCCGCTGATCGACATGACCTTCGAGCGCATGGTCCAGGCCAACCTGGTACCACCTCCGCCACCCGAACTGCAGGGAATGGAACTCAATGTTGAATTTGTATCTATGCTGGCCCAGGCCCAACGTGCTATCGGCACCAACGGCGTGGACCGCTTCGTGGGCAACCTGGGCGCAGTGGCACAGTTCAAGCCGGATGTCCTGGACAAGTTCGATGCCGACCAGTGGGCAGATGCCTACAGCGACATGCTGGGCGTCGACCCCAGGATGATCGTCGCCTCCGACAAGGTGGCCATGATCCGCGAGGCACGCGCCAAAGCGCAGGCAGCGCAGGCGCAGGCAGAAGCAATGAAGGTGCAATCGGAAACGGCACGCAACCTGGCAGCAGCACCGACGGGCGGCGACACAAACGCATTGATGGACATCATGAACTTGTATAGCGGTTACGGTTCGCCGTCCGCAGTGGAGGTATAAATGGCACCAAAGGGCACATTGTTGTACGGCAACGGCAGCCACGGCAACTCGAGCGAGGCGTCCGAGTTCATCACCCGGCTGATGCACACATCGACCGCGGTTCACATGCACCACCTGATGGTCGAGGGCCCGGGGTCGTATGCTGCGCACCAGGCGCTTGGCATGTACGGCGACCTGGCTGACCTGGCTGACAAGCTGGCCGAGTCCTGGATGGGCTGCACTGGCCAGAAGCTGACCTTCGGCGGCGGCTCGTTCACCATCGCAGGCGACCCGATCTCCGAGGTGCAGGCGCTGTACGACTATGTCGAGAGCAAGCGCGGCATGATGGGCAGCGAGTCGCACATCCAGAACGACGTCGACGAGATCTGCACGCTGCTGGCGTCGACCCTGTACAAACTAAAACGGCTGGCTTGATCATGACCATCGTTCAGAAGTATTCGGGCTCGCCATTCCTGTACGACGCTGACACCGGCGACATCGTCGGCGTCAAGGACCAGGACGGGTCCGAGCTTCTGTTCATGAAGATCCCGCACGTCGCATCGTTCTACGACACCACGCACCAGACGGCGACGGCCAACACGGCAACGGCCATGACGGTCAACACGACCAGCATCGCCAGGGGCATCAGCCTGGTCAGCGGCAGCCGGTTCACGACCAGTCGCAAGGGCACGTACAACGTCCAGTTCTCGGCGCAGCTCTTAAACACGGACAGCTCGGAGCACAACGTCAGCATCTGGCTGCGCAAGAACGGCAGCGACGTGGCTGACTCCTGCACCGACATCACGGTGCCGGCGCGGCATGGGTCATTTGATGGCGCTTCGGTAGCAGCCTGGAATTTTTTCATTGACTTGCTGGCCGGCGAATATGTACAACTGATGTGGTCCACACCCAGCACGCTGGTGACCATTGACTACACGGCGGCCAGGACCAGCCCGGTCCGGCCTGCGACACCGTCTCTGATTGTGACCATTAACGAGGTCGACGGTTCGTACCCGTGAGTTTAGTCCCACTAAACAAAATCGCACGGCATGAGAATTGCGTACCCCATTTGGTACTGATAAGCGTATTTCTGTTAAGCCCAAATCAGACTCAACCCACCGTAATGATTGCTGTTTAATATATTAAACGAGTTATCAACACTAATCCGCCAATCGAACACGTCAAAATCGATTTTCAAAAAAGGTACCCGTAACGCCGCCAGGCGTGGATAGATTGTCAACTATGAGCGGAAATTATGACCCCCTCGATCTCCGAGGTCAGGAGCGTGACAAGGCCGAGAAGGAAGTCCGTGCCAAGCTCGACCGCGAGAACGAGGAAGCTGATTTGAAGTGGCTCATGGGCAACCGTCGGGGGCGCCGGGTAGTGTGGCGTCTTCTGGAGCAGTCGGGTGTGTTTCGCATGTCGTTCAACACCAACGCAATGCAGATGGCATTTGCGGAGGGCAACAGGAACTTCGGCAACCGCATACTTTCGATGATCCACACGATCTGTCCAGAGCTTTATCCAACGATGGTCAAGGAGCAAACGCATGACAACAGAAACACCGACGCAGGACCAAGCCGCAACGACCACTGAAGGCAACGCCGCATCGGATACCCAAAACAGCACGCAGGCGACGGCCGACGCGCTCTATGGGAACACGCAGCAGGCTGACGGCAAACAGGATCAGCAAGCCCAGGATGGCGCCTCTACTGACAAAGCCGATGGCAACAAGGATGGCACGCAGGCCGACGACAAGAAGGCAGATGGCGCGCCAGAAAAGTACGAATTCAAAGCCCCCGATGGCCGCGAATACGACGCCGAGGTACTGAATAATTTCTCGGAAGTTGCCAAGGATTTGAACCTGTCGCAAGATGCCGCGCAGAAGTTGCTGGACAAGATGGCTCCCATCGTGGAGCAGCGACAGATCCAGCAGATCGAGCAGGTCCGCACGCAGTGGGCTGATGCTTCGAAGAACGACAAGGAATTTGGCGGCGAGAAGCTGCAAGAAAACCTTGCCGTGGCCAAGAAGGCGCTCGATCAATTCGGGACACCCGAACTGCGCACGCTGTTAAACGAGTCTGGCCTGGGCAATCACCCGGATGTGATCCGGTTCATGTACCGGGCTGGAAAGGCAATCAGTGAAGATCGCTATGTGGGCGGAGATGTAGGGAAGGGCAACAAGTCCCAACCCAAAGGCTTCAACGACCTGGCGGCTGCACTATACGAATCGTAAACTTAAAAGGAGCTCATCATGGCAACTCTTGCTAATGGTAATCTGACCCTGGCCGATTGGGCCAAACGTACCGACCCCGATGGCCGCGTGCCTGTCGTGGCCGAACTGCTGTCGCAGTCGAACGAAATCCTCGAGGACTGCGTGTTCCAGGAAGGCAACCTGCCGACCGGCCACCGCGTCGTCATCCGTACCGGCCTGCCCACCGTCTACTGGCGTGCGCTGAACCAAGGTATCCCGTCGTCCAAATCGACCACCGCACAGGTCGATGAGGCCTGCGGCATCCTGGAAGCACGCTCGGAAGTCGACAAGGATCTGGCCATGCTCAACGGCAACACGGCTCAATTCCGCCTGTCGGAAGACACCGCGTTCCTGGAAGCAATGAACCAGACCCAGGCAACCACCCTGTTCTACGGCAACCCTGGCGTCGATCCCAAGCAGTTCCTGGGCCTGGCTGCACGTTACAGCTCGCTCTCCGGCGGCAACGCGCAGAACATCCTGTCGGCCGGCGGCTCTGGCTCGGACAACACCTCGGTCTACCTGGTTGTGTGGGGTGACCAGACTGTCTTCTGCCCGTTCCCGAAAGGCTCGAAAGCTGGCCTGATTCATGAGGACCTGGGCGAGCAGACTGTCTACAACTCGGACGGCACCCGTCTGCAGGCACTGGCAACCCGCTATCAGTGGAAGAACGGCCTGGTCGTTAAAGACTGGCGCTATGTCGTTCGCATCTGCAACATCGATGTGTCCGACCTGATCGCACAATCCGGCACGCAGGCAGCATCAGCAGCGACCAACATCATCAAACTGATGGCTCGCGCTCTGTACCGTATCCCGAACATGGCAATGGGTCGTGCAGCGTTCTACATGAACCGTACCGTCCACAGCGGCATGTCGCTGGCTGCGCTCGACAAGTCTCAGTACGTGCTGAAGATCAACGAGGGCCTGACGCAATTCGGTCAGCCGTATAGCTGGCTGTCGTTCCTGGGCGTTCCGCTGCGTCGTGTCGATGCCCTGCTCAACACCGAAGCTGCTGTCAGCTAATCGGGCAACCACACATTGAAAGGATGACATCATGATCACTGATAAAAATCTTCGCGTATCGACCGACCAGGCAGTGACCACCACTGCCGTGTCCAGCGACACGATCGATCTGTCGGTGGCCCGTGACATTGGTGAAGGTCATGACCTGTACATGAACTTCGCCGTGACCGAGGCTTTCGCAGGCGGTACCTCGACCAACTTCGAGGTCATCATTGCTGACAACGCAGCACTGTCGAGCAACGTGGTAGTGATTGGCGCCTCTGGTGCCACCGTTACCGCGGATCTGACCCTGGGTAAGAACATTGCTGTTCGTTTGAACCCGCAGATCGGCTCGCTGGGCAAGCGTTACGTCGGCGCACGCTACACTGTGTCCGGCACCAACACTGCCGGCAAGGTGACTGCTGACATCGTAGAAACGATCCAGGACGGCAAGAAGTATTACGCTTCTGGCTTCTCTGTGGTCTAACAACAAGGAGGATAATTTATGCCTATGTACCGCGCAAAAGTAACGTGTTTCGTCGACAACGGCATCCGCAACGAGGGTGACGTGTTCGAGTACAACGGTCCGCCCAACAGCAATTTGGAGAGGGCGGACGGCAAGTCGGATGATGCAGAGGCTGCGCCCAAAGCGCAGCGTAAGGCAAAAGCCGACGACGCGGTCCAGGCATAACATCACCTTGTAGCAACCGTATGGGGGCCGTGGGAAACTGCGGCCCCTTTTTAACATCAGGAGGCCGTGATGGCATCAGAAGTCGACATCTGCAACTTGGCCCTGGCGCATCTCGGTGACACGGCCACGGTGGCCAGCATCAATCCGCCAGAAGGATCCGCGCAGGCAGAACACTGCTCGCGCTTTTACCCGATCGCTCGAGACACATTGCTCGAGATGCACAACTGGAATTTTGCGTCACGCCGCGTTGTGCCTGCAGAATTAACCAGCACCTGGCCAGAGTGGAAGTACGCATACCAGGTACCGTCAGACATCATCAACATGGTGTCGGTGCTGCCGCCTGACGCGCAGGACGATTACTCGACACGCTGGGCGCCGACCGATGCACCCTGGATTAACTACTCGCCCGTGGTCGCAGCAGGCCGCTACGTGCCGCAGCCGTACACGATGGAAGTGATGGCCGATGGCACGCAGATCATCTACACGAACCAGAAGGACGCAGTGCTGCGCTACACGCAGCGCGTGACCGACCCGACAAAATTTTCGCCCCTGTTTACCCTGACATTGTCCTGGCACCTGGCATCAATGCTGGCAGGCCCGGTGATCAAGGGCGACATGGGTCAAACCGAAGCAAAACGATGCGCCGCGGTGATGGCATCGTTCCTGGCGCAGGCCGAAGCGTCTGATGCGAACCAGCGCAACATCAAGCCCGAGCACATTGTGAGCTGGGTTACCGGGAGATAAGAATGCCGAACACCCGTACACTGCAGCGGTCGTTCTCTGGTGGCGAGCTCTCGCCCGAAATGTTCGGCCGCATCGATGACGTCAAGTACCAGACCGGCGCGGCGAAGATGCGCAACATGATCGCAACGCCGCAGGGACCGTCAGAGAATCGACCAGGCTTTGCGTATGTTAACCAGGTCAAGGATTCGACCAAACGCACCAGGCTGATACCGTTCACGTATTCGACCACGCAGACGATGGTCATCGAGGTAGGTGCCGGGTACTTTAGGTTTCACACACAAGGCGCGACGCTGCAGGCAGGATTCCCGGCGGCATGGAACAGCGCAACCGCGTACAGCATCGGCGCCCTGGTCAGCAGGTCAGGCGTCAACTATTACGCGATCGCAGCCAGCACCAATCAGCAGCCGCCGAATGCAACCTATTGGTACCCGCTGCCGTCGTCAGCGTATGAGATCCCGAACCCGTATGCAGAGGCGGATCTGTTTGACATTCACTACGTGCAGTCAGCCGACGTGCTCACCCTGGTGCATCCGAATTACGAACCGCGTGAGCTGCGACGCCAGGGCGCAACCAACTGGGTGCTGTCGACAATCAACTTTAACTCGCCGATTGCCGCACCGACGGGCGTCACCGCTACAGCATCAGGCCACACCACGGCAAAGTACACCTATTACTACGTCGTCACGACCATCTCGGCTGACGGCATCACAGAATCGGCGCAGTCGTCATCGGCCAGCGCATCAGGCAACCTGCTCGAGACAGGCGGGATTGTCACGATCTCCTGGGCATCGGTGGCAACCGCGTCCAGGTACAACGTCTACAAGCTGCAGGGTGGCGTGTATGGTTACATTGGATCGAGCGCGAGCACGTCGATCATCGACGACAACATCGCGCCTGACATGGGCACCACGCCGCCGATCTACAACAATGACTTCGTGGGTGCAGGCAACTACCCGGGTGCCGTGTCCTACTTCGAGCAGCGCCGCTGCTTTGCCGGCACGACCTTGGATCCGCAGAAGATCTGGATGACCAAGTCCGGCACCGAGTCGACCATGGCATATTCGCTGCCGACCCAAGACACAGACCGCATTGAGTTCCGAGTCGCAGCTCGAGAGGCCAACACGATCAGGCACATCGTGCCGCTGACCCAGTTGATCCTGCTGACCGCTGCGGCCGAGTGGCGCGTGACGTCGGTCAACTCTGATGCACTGACGCCCAGTTCGATCTCGGTCCGTCCGCAGTCCTATGTGGGCGCATCGAACGTGCAGCCGCAGATCATCAACAACACCCTGGTTTACTGCGCAGCCCGTGGCGGCCATGTGCGTGAGCTCGGCTACTCCTGGCAGGCATCAGGCTTTGTGACCGGCGACGTCAGCCTGCGCAGCGCGCACCTGTTCGACAACTTCACCATCAGCGACATGGCGTACAGCAAGGCGCCGATCCCGCTGCTGTGGTTTGTCTCGAGCTCCGGCAACCTGCTGGGCCTGACCTACATCCCCGAGCAGCAGGTCGCAAGCTGGCACTGGCACGACACCGACGGTATCTTCGAGAGCTGCGCTGCCGTGGCCGAGGGCAACGACGACGTACTGTATGTGGTGGTCAGGCGCACGATTAACGGCGTGACCAAGCGGTACGTCGAGCGCATGGGATCACGGCATTTCGACAAGATCCAGGATTGCTTCTTCGTCGACTCCGGGCTGACCTACAACGGAACAAACACATCGCCGACAACGGTCACCATCTCGGGCGGCACAACCTGGGGCCCTGGCGAGGTGCTGACGATCTTCCTGTCATCGACCACGTATTGGTCATTGACATCGGCAAACCTGGGCGATGCTATTGTGATGACCGATTCGGCTGGCACCGAGTACCGCATCACCATCACGTCGGTGCTGGCCGGCAACGAGGCGCAGGGACGGGTGGACAAGATACTGCCTGCAGCTCTACGCAACACGGCAACGACCACCTGGGCGCTGGCCATCAAGGACATTGGCGGCCTGTCGCACCTGGAGGGCAAGACCGTGTCAATCCTGGCCGATGGCGCCGTGCAGCCGCAGAAGGTTGTCACCTCCGGCGTGGTCAGCGTGCCTCGGCCGGCGACCATCATTCACGTTGGCTTGCCGTATCAGTCCGACCTGCAGACCCTGCCGGTGGCCATGCAGATCGATGGCTTTGGCCAGGGCCGGTACAAGAACGTGAACAAGGCCTGGCTGCGCGTGTACCAGAGCTCGGGTATCTTCGTGGGCCCGGACGTCGACAACCTGGTCGAGGCCAAGCAGCGAACGACCGAACCATACGGCACGCCGCCTGCGCTAAAGACCCAGGAGATCCTGGTGATGACTACGCCGAAGTGGGCGGATTCTGGCCAGGTCTACGTGCGGCAGTCTGACCCGTTGCCCCTGACCGTGGTCAGCCTGACCCTCGAGGTCGCTGTGGGTGGGTAAGGTACCCGTAAAAACTATGCCCATGAGTAAAGTTCAACGACGCATCTGGAGAGCGACGCATGTCCTGGATTAAAGACCTCAACACATACCTGACGCCGTCGACAGAAACGATGAAGAGCATCGGCGAAGCTGCGCCGCTGATGCAGATCGCCGGCATGGCCACCCAGGCCATTGGTTCGTACTACGGCGCCAAGATCCAGCAGGAGCAGCTCAAAGCCCAAGCGTCAAGCCTGCGCTACCAGTCGCAGTCGCAGTCGATGACCCTGCAGTTCCAGAAGGACCTGGCCACCATCAATGCAGGCCTGGCCGAGGCAGACGCGCAGCAGATCCTGCTGGCAGGCGAGCGCGAGGCAGGCCAGATCAGCCGGCGCTACGGCAGGGCAAAGAGCTCAAACCGGGCCAGCATGGCAGCCCGTGGCATACAGCTCGGCGTGGGATCCGCGGCAGAGGTCGAGGCATCGATCGACCTGGCCAAAGAGACGGACATGCTGACCATCAACGCCAACCGCGTGCGAGCTGCCGAGTCAGCCAGGATGCAGCGCACCAACTACCAGACCCAGGCCCTGATGTCCGGCGTCTCTGCTGCCAACGTGGCCGGCGCCGGCGAGATGTCTGCGTCCAACTTGATGAGCTCGGCCAGCAGCATCAGCCCATTCGGCGGTGCGTTTACCAGCCTGCTGGGCAATGCCGGCACCGTGGCCAATACCTGGTACCGCGACAATCAACTGGCCGAATTGCTGCGCAACAGAGCAGGAAAATAAACTATGCCGACCGTACCTATTGATCCAAGTGTTGACCTTAGTGCAAACCCCATGGGCCGGTTCGCCGCGCCTGATGTGGCAGCGCCTGCAATCCAGCAGGGCCCGGACTATACCGGCAAGCAAATCGAGCAGGCCGGCGCAGCCATGGTCAATGCTGGCTCGACGTTCATGCGGATTGCCGAGCGCATCCAAGACGACGTCGACGACACCGTCACCAAGCAGGCAGACAATTTCGTGGCGGAGAAGATCCGGGAAAAGCAGACAAAGTACCTGTTAACCAAGAACCAGGATGCGGTCAACGGGTACGCAGCCGTTGATGAAGAGTTGACCAAAATCGTCAAAGACACCGCAGACGGCCTCGAAAACGAGATGCAGCGCAAGATGTTCGGCCAGGTGGCGCAGCGCAGGCTGCTTGCTGCCCGGGCGGAGATGGGCGCGCATCAATTGAAGCAGCTCAAGGAATGGAAGTTCAACGAAACAAAAAGCCGAGTTGACAACCTGATGAATGACGCTGTTGCCGATGCGGACAAGTGGTCCGTGCCAAACAGCCTGTATCAGCAACGCAAGACAGCCATGCTGGCAGAGATCGACGACCTGGCGCAGCAGGCAGGGATTGTCAACGCCGATGGCGAAGTCGACCGCGGCTCCGAGCAGTACAAGTCACTGGTGCGCAACGTCAACACCAAGCTGCACGAAACAGTTGTCAATCAATTTGTGGCAGAAGAGCGGCCGAAGATGGCGGCCGCCTACCTGAAGAACTACAAGGGTGAGATTGAGCGCGACAAGCTGGACAACCTGACGACGTTCGTCAAGAAGGCCGAAGAGACAGTCAACGTCAAAGAAGATTCTTTGCGTCTGCAATTGGACATGTCAAAGGTCCCATTCGATCAGGCGCTCTCAAAAGTTAACAAGATGTTTCAAGATGGGGAGATCAGCGCAGAGCTGCGCGATGCAACCGTCACCAGGCTCGAGCACCAGAACCAGATCGCCAAGCAGGCCGAAGCAAAGATGAACGCCAACATGCTGGGCGAGGCGCAGGAGTGGATGATCCGTCACCCTGGCGCATCGGTGCTGTCGATGCCGGCCAAGTATCAGCAATGGGCCCGTGAGACTGGCCACTGGAATTCGCTCAAGTCGCTGGAGAAAACCGGCGGCGAATTCAAGACCAACATGAATGTGTGGGGCAAGATCCTGACCATGCCTGCTGATGAGCTGGCCAAGATGTCGTCGGACGAGTTCATCGCAAAGTACCGCGGATCCCTGGACAACAGCGACCTGGAGCGCGGCCTGGCCATGCTGGGCGCTGCCAAGGGCAAAGAGATCAAAGCAGAGAACAAGCCGGAGCTCACCGTCTTTGAAACCAACACCGAGATCGTCAAGCGCGCAGCGCAGGAAAACAAGATCTTGCCGTACACGGGAAGCCCGAACGAGAAGCAGCAAAAAGACTTTGCGCTATTCGAAAAGCAGATACAGAAGTACGTGAACGAGTACGAGATTACGCAGCTCGGCGGCAAGCGCAAGGCCAACACCGACGAGGTGAAGAAGATCACCAGCCAGGTGCTGCTCGATAAGGTGCGCATCGATGAGTGGGGCAGGGACCCGGAGATCCCGTCGTATCAGATCACGCCGGAGAACGCCAAGCAGGCCTATGTCGATGTCAAGGGCAAGCAGGTCTACCTGGCGCAGATCCCTGCTACTGACCGCGAGCGAATCGTCGCTGGCCTCAAACAACGCAACTTGCCAGTCACACAGCAAGCCATTGCAGAAATCTGGTTACAAGCCAACAGAAGATAATGCCCAACTACGACGACATCCTTGATCAGTACGCCAAGCAGCGTGAGATGACCGCTGCCCCGACGCCCATGGACACGACCGACAAGTACGGCGCGATCCTGGACAACATGGCCAACCAGCGTGATCAAAAGTTTGCGATCTCGGTGGGCAACGCCGTCAAAGGCAGCCCGGAGCGCGCAGCCGAAGCGCAGCGCATTGCCAAAGAGCTGAACCTGTCGCCGGCTGCAGTCGAGGCAAATTACGACAACGCGCTGGTCACGTACAAGCAGCGGATGCTGGACAAACAGCGAGCTGCCCAGGACGACCCGATCCTGGCGATGCAATTCACCAACCCTGACTTCGCCGCGGTTGCGCACGACGACTGGTGGAATTTGAGCACGGCCGGCAAGGTCATGCGCTGGTTCAAAGAGATACCCGAGGACGCAGCCAAAGGATTTAGGGCAGGCGTGCTGCAGTACGAGCAGGGCAAGCTGGCAGCCAGGGAAATGCAGGCCGGCGTCGTCATGCCTGACGTGCGCAAGCGCCTCAAAGAAATGGACACCGAGATCCGCGGCCTCAAAGGCACCGGCGGGTTTGTCGAAGAAACGCTGAAGGTCATCGGCCAGATGTCGCAGAGCGTGCCTGCTGCCGCCGAGTTTGGTGCTGCAGCCGGTATCACTGCCGGCGGTGTCGGCCTGGCCATGGGCCCCGGCGCCCCTGTCGCTGCGCCTGCCGCTGCACTTACTGCATTTGGCGCTGGCTTTACAGCCAAGATGGCCGAGGAGATGTACGGCGTCGAGGGCGGATCTGCGTACAAAGAGATGATCGACGAGGGCGTCAGCCTGGACACAGCCAGGTACGTTGGTGCCGGCGTGGGCGTGGTCAACAGCCTGCTCGAGGTCACCGGTATGCAGTTTGTGGCTGCGCCGTTTAAGAAGGCGCTGATCAAAGAGACGACCGAGCAGATCGCCGAGTCCCTGGCCAAACCGACCATGCGCGCTGCGGTCACCGAGTTCGCCAAGAACTACGGCAAGGCAGTCGCCGGCGAAACAACGACCGAGCTGCTGCAGGAGATGACTGCAATCGTGGGCGCAGACATTGCCAGCTTGTACGACAAGCCAGCCTACCAGTCAAAGTTCCTGACCGAGGAAGGCCGCACAGAGATTGTCAGCCGCCTGGGCGAGGTGTTCGAGTCGACCGTCAAGGCCATGGCCGTGCTGGGCGCGCCTGGTGCCGCGGTTAACTTCCGCAGCGACTACAAGCTGGCCAAAGAGGCCGAGCGCCAGACGCAGTTCTTCGAAGCCCTGGGCAGTGCCGCAGAGAGCTCCAAGCTGCGCGAGCGCGCGCCTGATGCATTCCACAACCTGATCAGCCAGCAGGCTGCAGCCAACGGTGTCGAGAACGTGTACGTCGACGGCGAGCGGTTTGCGCAGAGCATGATCGATTCAAACGTCACCGTGGACCAGCTCCGCCAGGTGCTGCCTGGTGTCGTCGACCAGATCAGCGAGGCAGTGCGCGTCGGCGAAGACATCGTGATCCCGACTGCCGATTATGCGACGTATGTGGCCGGCACGAAGTTCGGTCAATCCCTGTTGCCGCATGTACGCGCCAACATCGATGCGATCAGTGCATCCGAGGCCGTTGAGTTTGAGAAGCAGAAGAAGGCGCTGCTCGATGCAGCAGTGCAGAAGGTCGAGGAAAAGAAAGCTGCAGACAAAGTGTTTGCAGAGTCAGCCACCAAGGTGCAGCAGCAGTTCGAGCAGCAGATCGCAGGCGCCACAACGATGTACACGCCGCAGCAGCTCAAGCGCGAGGCCATGCTCATGAGTCGCATGTATGAGGTCATGGCCGAGCGCATGGGTATCCTGCCAGAGCAGGCATACGAGATGTACCCGATTACGGTTGGCAAGGAAGGCCAGCTTAATGCGCAAACATTAAATCAAACAGAAATAAACAACCCACAAAATTTGACTGCGCAGCAAGTGCTGACGGAGGCCGGCCGGCTTACTGCATCTAGGCTGCCAAATAGTGTTGTCGATCTTGGCACCGCAGATGGCACGTGGGCTGGATCAGACACATTAAACATTGACGCAGATGGCAACGTAGTGTTGGTGCGTCGAGCAGACAATGTTGATCATCTTGGAAAAGGATGGAATGCAGTAACTTTGCAAGAGTTGTTTGATACGTCAGAGCATAGCGGTGGCGGCCGCGGTTTACCTACATCTGGCCGCGCTAATTGGCTTGATTCGTTTGGCGTTAGCCGACCGGACACGGTGGTCGGAACTTTCAAAATTCCAGTCAAAGATTTTCTTCGGCTGATTGAAGAAGGTAATGCAATTATCGGTAATTTGGGTGAAGGCGAAATCGTTCTTAACCCTGCAATTGCAGAACAATACTTATCAGAAATTGACGGCCAGCCAGTACAGCGGCAACTTGATCAAAACACATTAAAGCAATCCGCCCGTGTGCAGACCGGGCCTGCGCTGTTTGATTCCATCAACACAGCGATGGAGCTTACGCCGGAAGAGGTCAACACCACGGCAATGCAGTGGATGACCGGCTTGCCTGGTGACATGGCATTCCTGCCGCCATACGTTGGCGGATTGTCCGAAGTCGTTGCGTTCCTGCATGAGCGTCGCCTCGAGTCCGGGCTGCCAGTGCTGGACATCAACAAGCCAGAAGATAGAAGAGAGCTGGCGCGTTTGATGGCAGCAGAAGCATTGGCTCACATCCGCAACGCAGGAAACAGCTTGCAGTGGTACGACGAAACCGTGGCCAGAACCGTGGCCATGATGGCGATTAAATACCCGGAGCTTAATTCTGACCGCAACGCACGCAACGCATTTTTGCTGTCAACGGCGATTGCATCGCAGGGCCTGAACGTCGAAGACAACCTACGCTTTGCCGAAGAGCAGTACGAAGCCTGGCGCGCAACCGGCGCATTCCCGATCACTGGCAAGGGCGAGAGCTCTGGCGCCATGGCGGCCAACTTCCAAAAGGCCAACGACCTGATTGCCGAGATGGGCCCTGACATGTTTGCCCAGTTCCTAGTCACGCCGTTTACCGTGCGCGAACTAGACCAGGCAGGCTTTGCAGTCGGCGGCGAGAACATGGACACAACGGTGCTGGGTAGCGCCATCTTTGGACCAAAGATCGGTTTTGGTTTTTACTCGAACCTGAATGGCAACTTCGAGCCGGTGACCATGGACATGTGGTTCATGCGCACCATCGGCCGCTTGACGGGCACGCTGCCGGCGTTTGACCCGGCCAAGTTTGAAAAGCAGATTACCCGGTTCCGCAACGCATTCAAGGAGCGCGGCAAGAAGGAAGCAGGCCTGTACGCATCGCAGTTTGATCGCGAGCTGATAGAGCGTGCGCGCACCGACGAGGGCGCTGCCATTGAGTTGGCCCGTCTGGTCAAGAGCGCACATGAGCGCGACTACAAGAACAACCGCGAAGCATTTGACGCAGGCACGCGCAAGAAGACCGACTTGGTCGCGGCTGCCGAGACGATGATTATTTCTCTCGACAAGCCCAGGGATGTGCCTGCATCGGGTGGTGAGCGCAACAACTTGCGCGATGTCGTGGCGCAGATGGTCGACATGGTTCATGCACAGTATGGCCAGCGTGTACCGCCGGCTGCTTTACAGGCTTTGATCTGGTACCCGGAGCAGGAGCTGTACAAGGCCATGGGTGTCAAGCTGCGCGTGACCAGCCAGGACTATGCCGGCGCCGCTCGCAAACTACTTTTAGCGGAGGGTTTAGATGAACAACAACTCGATAGTGCAGCCCAACTTGGATCAGGACTTGTACGATCAGCAAATGTCGGAGCAAACGCCGGAGCAGTATCAGGCAATGCTCAAAGGATTAGCCAAGCTAGCCCGTTCCAAACTAACGAGCGCACCCAGTTCATCATCGACCGCAACCGCAGAATAATTGAACAGCAGCAGGCCGCGGCCGCCAGGGTTAATTTCGAGGTCGCACCGGACCCGAACAACGCCGAGCTGGTAAATCGTTGGCGTGAGCTGTCGCAGAAAGACCGCCTGCAAGTTAGCTTACAAGTGGCGCAAGAGGTCGTGCCCAAGGTCCTGAAACAGCTCAAGTTTAAGGGCGAGATATTGCCGCAGGTCGGCAGCTACCTGGAAGACACCAACCCATCATTTGCCCTGCGCCTGGACAAAGGCGACCCGGCTACCCTGTCCAAGGTGCTGGGGTTTGTCCTGTCTCAAGATTCGATGATGGCAATTGCATCGGACGAGTTTGCCAATTCATTTGAGTCGAGCGCCCTGCGCATCAACATAGGCGAGAAGACATCGGAAGAGGTTGCGCAGATCTACGACACTCTGCGCGCCATCACCATAGACGGCAAACAGCCGATTGGCGGCCAGTCGACCAGCGGCGGGATCATGACGATTTTGCTTGATTCTGACACCGATGTTGAGGTATTATCAACACTGGTAGATAGTGCGCTCAATGAGCAGTACGACATAGCACAACACCGGGTATTTGCCGCATTCCCGGAAAAGGAGGAATACGATTATGCCGATCCGAAAAGCGACCCTGAAGGAAACGAGGGAGTGGTTAGGAGCCGGGCTCGTGATGCCAGGGCCCAGGCCACCCAGCTCCTCGAAAAGCAGCTCGACAGAATTGAAGCAGGACAAGCCCCAAGAGACACAGAGTCCGGCACCCTCCGGCAATCTGGAACCGACCTCGCAGAACAATCCCGCCTGATCTCCGAGGCGGCTGCCGGCCGTCTCACGCAGACCGACCGCGGTGGCTTTAATCCGCGGGACCTGTCAATCGTCCTGACCAAGGACGCAGACTATTCCACCCTGCACCATGAGACGATGCACGCGATCATCGAGATCTATGCGCGCATCGCGTCGAGCGAGAATGCCCCGGCAACCATTGCCGAGGATTTCCAGAAGCTCATGGATTTTGTCGGGGTTGCTGACGTAACTGCCTGGAATGCCATGTCTTTGGAGGAGCAGCGCCCCTACCATGAGGCCCTGGCGTCCGCGCATGAGCTCTGGTTCTTTGAGGGCAAAGCGCCCAGCGTCGAGCTGCAGCCCGTGTTCGACCGGATCAGCGCCTGGATGCGCAAGATCTACAACTACGTGGCCACCACGATTAACGACCTGTACAAGCAGAACTACGGTCGCGACCTGCCGATCCTGAACGACGAGGTGCGCAGCGTGTTTGCGCGCATGTACGCAAGCGAGGAGCAGGTCAGCCAGGCCGAGCAGGTGCGCAACATGATGCCCATGTTCCAGACCCAGGAAGAGTCGGGCATGGACGACGCCACCTGGCAGGCGTACCAGGAGCTCTACCAGGAGGCCCACGACGCTGCAGTGACCGACCTGACCAAGGCCAGCCTGCGCAATATGCGGTGGCTCTCCAACGCTCGCAGCCGGATCCTGAAGGAGCTGCAGAAGGCAGCAGACGCCCAGCGCAAAGAGGTGCGCGCCGAGGTGGCAGCCGAGGTCGAGAACGAGCCGGTCTACCTGGCGATGAAGTTCCTCAAGCGCGGCCAGGTGATGGCGCCGGACGGCACCGAGATCGAAGCGGCAGCCGGCCACAAGCTGTCGATCGAGGCGGTCAAGGCACTCTACCCGGAGAGCACAGAGACATTGACGCCTGCCCCGGACATCAGCAAGCTGGGCCATGGCAAATACGGGATGCTGGCCAAGGAAGGCCTGGCGCCTGACCTGGTGGCTGACATGTTTGGCTTCCCGTCCGGCGATGCCCTGGTGCGATCCCTGATCGATGCCAAGCCCATCAACGAGGAGATCCAGGCCAGGACCGACGCCAGGATGGAGGCCGAGTACGGCGACATGACCGACGAGCGTGAGATCCAGCTCAAGGTCGAGGAGGCCCTGCACAACGAAGCACGGGCCCGGTTTGTGGCGGCCGAGCTCCGGTTCCTGAACAAGTCGACCCAGCCGGTGCGCGTGATGATGCAGGCAGCTCGCCAGGCAGCGCGTGACATCCTGGCCGGCAAGCCGATCAAAGAGATCCGGCCGCGTGACTACTCGCTGGCCGAGGCCCGGGCTGCCAAGCAGACCGAAAAGCACATGAAGAAGGGCGAGGCTGTCCTGGCGGCCAAGTCCAAGCAGAACCAGCTCGTCCAGAACCAACTCGCAGCCGAGGCCATCAAGGCGCGCCAGGAAGTGGAGAAGGGCGTCGAGTCGTTCAAGAAGTTCTTCAAGAGCGACGAGAAGATGGCCAAGAACCGCAACATGGACCTGGTCGATGCAGCTCGCTCGATCCTGGCCTATTACGGCCTGGGCCAGAAGGGCAAGGCGCCCACCGAGTACATCGAGAAGCTGCGCACGTACAACCCGGACCTGTACGCCGAGCTCGAGCCCCTGATCATCGACGCGGTCACCGGCGCCAAGGATTACACGCAGCTCACCATGACCGAGTTCCGCCTGATGAAGGAGGCGGTCGAGACGCTGTGGTTCCAGTCCAAGCGCGAAAAAGAGGTGATGATCGAGGGCAACGCAATCGCGCTCGAGCAGGTCACCGGCGAGCTCAATGCACGCCTGGCAGCGATTGGGATCCCGTTACAGGTTGCCGGCGAGCGTGCGGCACCCAGCAAGAAGGACCGGGCGATCAGAGCATTCTACGAGGCCAAGGCGGCCACCAGGCGCGTCGAGCACTGGGCCAATGCCACCGACGGGCCCAAGGGTGTCGGACCGTTTACGACCTACATCTGGCGCCCGATACGCCAGGCGCTGGACGCCTACCGGCAGATGCGCAACAAGTACACGAAACAGTACGTCGATTCGATCGGTAAGCTCGAGCTGCCCGTGGCCAAGATCGAGGCGCCGGAGCTGGGCTACACCTTTGGCAACGGCAACGGCGGCATCGGCAAGGCGGAGCTCCTGGGCGCGATCCTGCACACCGGCAACGAGTCGAACTACCGCAAGCTGCTGCTGGGCCGCGGCTGGGCGGTCGAGCTCGAGGACGGCACTTTGGACGACAGCAACTGGCGCAAGTTCGAGGCCAGGATGATTGCCGAAGGCAAACTTACAAAAGCTGACTACGACTGGGCGCAGTCGGTGTGGGACCTGAACGAAGAGCTCAAGCCCATGGCGCAGAAGGCGCACCATGACCTGTACGGCTACTACTTCAAGGAGGTGCCGGCGACCACGGTATCCAACGCCCTGGGCGTCTGGCGTGGCGGCTACGTGCCGGCCAAGACCGATCCCTTCATCGTGCGTGACGCGCAAAAGCAGGCGAAGATGGAGGAGCTCGAGAGCGACTTCCGCAACGCTATGCCGTCGACCGGCATGGGATTCACCAAGGCCCGTGTCGAGTACAACAAGCCCTTGAGCCTGGACATCCGCGTGATGGCCAAGCACATCGACGACGTGATCAGGTTCATCAACGTGCAGCCTGCGGTCAAGGACGTGCTGAAGATCCTGCGCAACCGTGAGTTCGCCGACAACATTTCGCGCCAGGATCCGTCCGTCATCGAGGACATGCTGCTGCCCTGGCTGAACCGTGCAGCGCGCCAGATCACCAGCGAATCCGGCAAGCACAAAGCGGTGGATGCATTCTGGCGTGGCGTGCGCTCGCGCACCGGTATCTCGATCATGTTCGCCAACATCACCAACGCCCTGCAGCAGGTCACCGGCTACTTCCCGGCCATGCTAAAGACCGATGCCAAATACCTGCGCGGCGCCCTGGGCAAGTACGTATTCAGCCCCACAGCCACGGCTGAAGAGGTGGCAGAGATGTCGCCCTTCATGGCTGACCGCCTGCAAAACCAAATGATCGAGATCCAGGAGATGATGAACGACCTGGTCTTGAACCCGTCAAAGTTCGACAAGGTGCAGAAGTGGGCCAGCCATCACGGCTATTTCTTGCAGCAGGCATTCCAGAACCAGGTCGACGTGGTGACCTGGGTGGCGACGTTCAACAAAACCCTGGCCGAGCTCGGTGCCCAAACCAGCGACCAGGCGGCCGTGCGCGAGGCAGTGCAGCAGGCAGACGCTGCGGTGCGCATGACCCAGTCCAGCCTGGCAGCCGAGGACATTGCAGCCTTTGAGGTGGGCACGCCGTTTTACCGGACATTCATTCAGTTCTCGGGCTACTTCAACATGCTGGCCAACCTGAACGCCGACGAGTACATCAAGGTCTTCAGGGACATGGGCTGGCGCGGCAACAAGGGCAAGCTGGCCATGATCTACGTGCTGGGCTTTATGCTGCCGATGGTCCTGTCAGACGCAATCGTCCGCACCATGGGCGGCCAGTGGGACGACGAGGACGACGACGGCTACCTCGACGAGGTGATGGAATGGTTCTTTGGCAGCCAGCTCCGCGGCGCCGTGGCCTTGATCCCTGGCTTCGGCACGGGCGTGGCAGCAGTGATCAACGCCTTTAATGACAAGCCGTATGATGACCGGATGGCAACAAGCCCTGCGGTATCTGCGCTCGAGGGCGCCACCGTCGGCGTGGTCAAGGCAGGCATGAACCTGGTCGACGAGTCCAAGCAGGTTACCGGCAAGAACGTCCGCGACGTGCTGACGCTCCTGTCCCTGGTGACCGGCATACCGCTGACCGTCCTGGGCCGTCCGATCGGCTACGAGATGGAGGTCGAGCGCGGCAAGATCACGCCGACCGACACGATGGATTACATCCGCGGACTGGTCACCGGCAAGGCAAGCGAGGCATCCAAGCAATGAAGGTACCCGTAAACAGCCGGCTACTGTATAGCCTCTTTAATATCTCCCAGGAGTCACGTCCATGACGATTTCAAGTAACACGCGAAAGGCTGGCCCGTTCGTCGGTAACGGCGTGACCACCACCTTCCCGTTCACATTCAAGGTGTTCACGACCGCAGATCTGCTGGTGGTCCGCGTGAACACGACCACCAATGTCGAGACAACCCTGGTTCTCGGCACCGACTATTCTGTCACGCTGAACGCTGATCAGAACTCGAGCCCGGGCGGCAATGTTGTGCTTACGTCAGCACTGGCCACCGGCTTCAACATGATTGTCACGTCGGACCTGGAGAACCTGCAGCCGACCGACCTGACCAACCAGGGCGGCTTCTACCCCGAGGTGATCAACGACGCGCTGGACCGTGCGACGATCCAGATCCAGCAGCTCCAGGAGGGCGTCGACCGTGCGGCCAAGCTGCCGATCACCAGCGATGCAGACTCGCAGGCGCTGGTCGATGACATCATCAGGATTGCTGACTCGGCCAACAACATCGACACGGTTGCCGGCAGTATCGCAAACGTCAACACCGTTGCGACGAACATCGTCAACGTGAACCTGGTAGGCGGCAGCATCAACAACGTCAACCAGGTCGGCAACAACATGTCTGCCGTGACGACTGTTGCCAACGATCTGAATGAACCCGTCTCAGAGATTGAGACAGTCGCAACAAACATCACCAACGTCAACAACGTCGGTGGCAGCATCAATTCTGTTTTGACGGTTGCGGCGAACATTGCGAACGTCAACACAGCAGCAACCAACATCGGCAACATCAATACGGTTGCAGGCGTATCAGGCGCTATCAGCACGGTTGCAAGCATCAGCGCATCGGTGTCGGCGGTTGCTGCTAATTCTGCAGACGTGACCACGGTTGCGAATGACCTGAACGAACCGGTGTCAGAGATTGAGACGGTTGCTACCAACATTGGCAACGTCAACACTGTTGGCAACGCAATAGCCAACATCAACCTGGTTGCCGGCCAGATCTCGCCGACCAACAACATATCGACTGTTGCTGGCGCTGTTGGCAACATCAACATCGTGGCGTCCAACATTGGCAACGTCAATACCGTCGGCGGGATTAGCGTCAGCGTGACCACGGTTGCCGGCATGAGCACGGCGATCAATACCGTCAATGCAAACGCCACCAACATCAACACGGTGGCAGGCATTAGCGCAAACGTCACGACGGTGGCCAACAATTCGTCGAACGTGACGACGGTGGCTACCAACATCGCCGACATTACGACGGTGGCCAACGACTTGAACGAGCCGGTATCGGAGATCGAAACAGTCGCCGGTAGCATCGCCAATGTCAACACGGTCGGCACAAACATCCTGAACGTCAACACGGTCGCTGGCATATCTGCTGCGGTGTCGACAGTCGCCGGCATGTCGACTGCAATCAACACGGTCAACAGCAACTCGGCAAACATCAATACTGTCGCCGGCATATCGGCAAACGTGACGACTGTTGCAGGCGTAGCTGTCGACATCGGTGTGGTGGCTGACAACATTGCCGACTTCACGATGTTCTCCGACATCTACCAGGGTGCCAAAACATCGGACCCGACGACACGCAACGACGGATCTGCTCTGGTCGTTGGTGACCTGTACTTCAACACCGTGTCAGACGTCATGAAGGTGTACGACGGATCTGCATGGTTGGCTGCGTATGTATCTGGCTCCGGCTTCCTGGCTGCAGCAAACAACCTGTCGGATGTGGCCAGCACGTCAGCCGCCCGTACCAACCTGGGCCTGGGCTCATCGAGCAACGTCACGTTTGGCACAGTCAACGGCCTGACGTTAAGCCAGGGCGGCGGATCCATTGCAAGCAACGTGCGTGTGGGCGCCGCTGCGCTGGGCGTCAACACAACGGGCAACCAAAGCACTGCTATCGGCGTCAACGCCTTGGCAGCCAACACGACCGGTAGCAACAACGTCGCGCTAGGTTTCGACGCAGGCAAGGCAATTACTACTGGCGGCGATAACGTGGCAGTTGGCGTGTCAGCCTTGGAAACTAACACCGTCGGCACCAGTAACGTGGCAGTCGGTACTGGCGCTGCCCGTTCCGCCACCGGCGTGGGTAACGTCGCAATCGGCGAGCACGCGCTGTATTCGCAGGGCAACGTTGATTACAACGTCGCCGTCGGCTACCAGGCCCTGAATGCCAACACTACGGGCACGTTTAACACGGCCGTCGGCACGCACGCATTATTATCAAACAGCACCGGCACCGGCAACACTGCGGTCGGCCGGTCAGCTTTGTACAGTCACACCGGTATTTACAGCACTGCTATGGGCGCCTATGCAGGCGTCAATGCCACAACGGCGAATGTGACGGCGTTTGGTTGGTCGGCGATGTTTGCCAACACCACGGGCAATTTCAACACGGCGGTCGGTACCGAGGCGCTCAAGTCAAACACGACCAGCAGCTCTAACACCGCAGTCGGTTATCAGGCGCTGTTTTCGAACACCGGCAACAGCAACACCGCCGTGGGCACGGGCGCGATGGATGCCACCACCACCGGTTCGCTTAACACGGCAATCGGTAAGGATGCCCTGGGCGCGCTGACGACTGGCCAGCAGAACGTGGCAGTGGGCGTCAATGCCCTGGGTGCCGGCACCACGGGATCGTTCAACACCGCGGTCGGCTACGGCGCCGGATCTGCAATCACGACCGGCGCGCTCAACACGATCATCGGTGCGTACAGCGGCAACGCCGGCGGCCTCGATATTCGCACGTCCAGCAACTACACCGTGCTGTCTGACGGTGATGGCAATCTCAGGTTGGTTTTCAACGACAGCGGCGCAATGGGTTTGAATGGCGCGAACTATGGTTCCAGCGGCCAGGTGCTTACGTCCCAGGGGTCAGGCGCTGCCCCACAATGGCAAACAATGGCTGACCCTGTCGCAATGGCACTCGTTTTTGGAGGTTAAATACTCATGGCACTCAAAGGAAAACCACTACTTCTGACGACGTCAGACCAGGACGTTTACGTCTGCCCTGCAACCCAGGAGGCAAGCGTACACGCCCTGGTGTTCTCGAACGTCACCGGCGGCGCGATTACGATTTCAATCAAGCGGTACATTTCCGCGACTGCCAGCACAACGCAACTGGTAGCGGCGCTGTCTGTTGCTGCAAACTCCACGTTCAACTGGCCCAAGCCGATGAACATGGCCGTGGGCGACAAGATCATCGCATCGGCCTCGGCCAACAGCTCGATCGTCTGCGACTACGGCGCGTATGAGAACAGCGCCACGCCGGCTGCTGTGGGATTTACCGGCCGCGGCGCCTGGTCCAGCGGTTCGACCTATGCGATCAACGACGTGGTGACGGTCAGCGGCTCGAGCTACCTGGCGATCCAGGCCAGCACGAACCAGAACCCGACCACCGCAACCTCGTTCTGGATGCTGCTGGCAAGCAAGGGCGACACGGGCGCGTCAGGCACCGGCACCGTGAACTCGGTGACTGGCGGCACCGGTCTGACCGGCGGCACCATTACAACCACCGGCACCCTGGCGATTGACACGTCTGTTGTTGCGACCCTGGGCGACGATCAGACGATCACCGGATCCAAGCGCGGCGCAGTGTCCACTGCCAACAGCGGCAGCTTCGACATGAACGCTGCAAACAACTTCCTATGCACCCCGACTGCAGGCGTGACGCTGACGTTCACCAACATCACCGCCGGCCAGTCTGGTTTGGTCACCCTGGTCAACCCCAGCGCGTACACGATCTCCAAGGCTGCGGCAGTCAAGATGACTTCGACCGCGCTGGCAACGATCTCTGCGGCCGGCACGTACCTTTTGTCGTACCACTCGCCTGATGGCACCAACGTCTACGTGTCCAACGTACCGGGAGCTATGTCGTGATTCTTGAAAACGAGATTGCACTTGGTGGCAATCCGCCGCCTACCGCTTACCAGATCGAACGCAGCCTGCGTTTCAACAGCGCGGATAGTGCTGCCCTAACGTGGACCCCTGCTAGCGCCGGTAGTAGAACCACTTGGACATTTAGCGGATGGTTAAAAAGAGCGGTTACTGGCGCGGACACTTTTATATTAAGTAGCTCCGGTGGAAACAGTAACGACCTCGTTTTGAATTGTTACATCAATGCGTCCAATAAGTTTGTAATCGACTCTTATACAAACACGTACCGCGTATCTACCCAAGTGTTTAGAGATGTTGGCGCGTGGATGCACGTTGTAGTCGTTTGGGACACGAACAATGGGACGGCGCAAAGCAGAGCGCGGGTGTGGGTAAACAACACCGAAATAACTGTTTGGGATACGAACGCCACAATATCTTCCGGTCAACTTGGCGGCATTAACGGCGCGTATCCTCACGCAATTGGCAGGCGAGAAGGGATAAACGACAGATTTTTTAGTGGCTACATGGCCGAAGTCAACTTCATCGACGGCCTCGCCCTCGACCCGACTTCGTTCGGTGAGTTCAACAGCAACACTGGCGTCTGGTCGCCGTTGGCCTACACCGGCAGCTATGGCAACAACGGCTTCTACCTGCCGTTCAATGACAACTCGACGGTTCTGAACCTAGGGCGCAACCGC